GCAAACAATCGTACCCACCAAAGCGGCGGGTGCGGTTCCTGATGGTTACTTAACAACTAACCCAGACAATACAATTTCGATGACCGTTATGGGCGGTGCCAAATACCGGCATGGCTTATGGCAATATGACGGGGACCACATTATCGTGCGGGGCACACTATCTAGTGTTGTCTATCTGGTAGAATCAATCTGCCACCCCATAGATCCTGAACGCCGAATCGTTGGTTTATTTCCCATGCGCCGTGTTTACGGGCCGTGGGGTCTACTAGGGCTATTGCGAGGCGATGAATTGTCGAGACGCCAGCTTGTCCATCCAACTGGACTAGCATATGTAAGGTCAATGCAACTTGAAAACGAAGTTGCCACTATGGTTATGTCGTTAGCTGAACCAACTTCCACGATCTGTACCACTTTGCCCGAAGCAGTCATTTATGCGTGCCACCAAAGGTATGTTAATGCAGCACTTCGGACAGAGGTCGGATCAATCGAATCAGTTATACAAGCCATGTTGAATGCCAAGGTCAATGATAAGTTGAGGTACCCAAAGTTTGCGGCCACAACTGATTATTGTACCGCAGCGTTCCATATTTTGGACCTATTCAAGCGTTATCCACTATTCTTCAATGACAAACTACTCCCATTTGTCACAGTACCGCCTTTCCGGGAACACAATTACACCGTGCTTCCACGCGATGTGCCCCTTCTCGATGACCCGAAAGAGTCAATGCGAGCGATCTTCACAGATGTTGGAAAGGAAACAGCAAAAGAGACCGGTTGTCAACAGCCCTGGGTCACTACTGCAGTTTCACCAACACAATGCAAGCTGAACGAGAAAGCTTGTATTGAAGGTCGAGTAGATGCAACTGTAAACTCGCGGAGGCCACCACCTAAATATGACCAGTATGCGACTGAGTTCATTAATGCACTGGTTGGTGACAAGCGCCATACTTTGGTGCCACAGACGTTTGAGCAAGCTGCCGAAAGGCAGACCACACCTAGTCAGAAGAACATCATGGCGAGAGCCGCGATGTTTCTGGGTGTTCATTCCATCATCAATCGTCTACCGCGTGTGTCTGCGTTTCAGAAGCGTGAAGCGTATGGCAAGGTCACGCATCCGCGAAATATTTCCACTGTCGAAGGGCCACAGAAATGGAGCTTTGCACGTTACACTTACCAGATATCAGACTGGATGAAACAGTTCAGCTGGTACGCCTTCGGGCGCACACCTCTGGGCATTGCGAAACGTGTAAATGATGTGTGCCGTGGAGCTCGCAATGTCAAGGTCACCGACTTTGGCAAGTTTGATGGACGCCACTCAAAATGGCTGGCTGAGAAAGAGGAACAACTGTATCTGTCTCTTTTCGGCCCTCTGTATCACCAGGAGCTGTCAAGCCTGCACTGGAAGAACTTCGGACTTAACGCCGTGACTCGTCATGGTGTTCGTTACAAGACCGGGTTTTCCAGGTTGTCTGGTTCAATGGATACTTCAATCGCCAACACTTTCAACAACGTCCTTCTTGCATACATCGCATTCCGTGAGGATGATGTTCCACACGAGGAAGCAATGAAGATGCTGGGAGTGTATGGTGGAGACGACGGACTCACGCCCGATGTGTCACAAGCACAATACGAGCGTGTTGCAGTGAAAGTTGGCATGGAACTAAAAGCTGAAACCATTCAGCGTGGGGCACCTGTCCCGTTCCTCGGGAGATACTTCACGAATCCCTGGGTCATTGATGGCCTGAATTCGATTTGTGACATCCCACGACAGGCTCAGAAGTTACATCTCACGACAGCCTCTACTCTCGTAAGTAATGAGGCTGCGTTGTACCGCAAAGCATCTGGATACATTCTGACAGACCGCTACACCCCGATCATCGGCCCTTGGGCCGAACACGTCATGCAAACGTGCTCTCCAGGCAGGGTTGCCGGAGTGGACGAAGAACTCATGCAACGTGAGTTATCATGGTGGGCAGCAGAGTCTCTCAAGTCTGGAGCGAGTGAACACTTTCCGCAGGCGACTATGGGTGAAAATCTATCAGTTGCTGCGAAGTTGTGGGCAAAAGAGTGTAACATGACCGAAGAGCGCCTTATCTGGGCCAATTCAACAGCCAGTCGTGACTATTTCCCAACATCAACGGAGCCAGCATTCAAGCGCAATGTCCAAATCGGTGTTCGAGCAGTTCTTGGAACGAGCATCGTTGAACCTCCTACTACGCCCAGAAGAGTTGAAGACTCGACACGGGCAGACAGCAACGTGGTTCATCAAGCAACACCAGTGCCAGCACGACCTGTGGTCAATCAACCAAAAGTTGATAGCCTACGGGGAAGAGTTGGCGGACATAGTCCAGG